GGAGAGGGAGAGCAGAAGATTATGGAGTACATCCGCGCTCACACGCCAAAAACCGCTGTAATTTACGGTTTGGACGCCGATCTTATTGTACTTTCTCTATGGGCAAACGCGACCCTTGGTACCACCCTGAGCCTTTTCCGCGAGGAGATGGAGTTTAACGGGTCGGTCAAACTAGATGCTGTGGGCGACGAGAAGTTTCTTTACCTCTTAACGGATCAACTTGCCGATGCCCTATATAATAAGTATCAGAAGTCCACAGCCCAGCCGAAACCGGAGTTTTTACGAGATTTTGTGGGACTGATGAGTCTACTGGGCAACGACTTTGTACCGCACGGAATGGTACTTAAGATTAAGGACGATGGCATTGAAGCACTTCTTCGTATGTACAAAGACCATCTCACAACACCGTTTGTCCAACAGACCACTACCACCCCACCCTGCTGGCAGTACAACCCCGCGACACTTACGGATCTTTTCCAACGGGTGGCACAGACCGAGCCGCAGCAGATTCTCAGGTCAACGTCGAAGAAGCTCAACGCTCGCCCAGGTATGACGGCGTCCAAGGAGCCTGAGGACCAGGCAATGGCACGGTATAACGACCAGCCGATCGTATGGGCGGCGGAGAAGGTATTTGCCACACAGATACAGCTAGAGGACCGCGACAAGCCAAGTTGGATTCTTAAGATTAACTGGCGCCAAATCTATGACGAAGAAGCCCTTCTAGGTGCCGACCCCACACACGCAACAAAGCAGTATCTCAATTCACTCGCTTGGACCTTAGCCTACTATTCAGGCGACCCCATAGACCTATATTGGTACTATCCGTGGTATTTGCCGCCGCGGATTGAGACGGTCGCCACATACCTTACCACCACACCAGCACCATTGTTAGAAACTCCAGCCACGCCACGGACTCCGTTGAAGCCAGAGGAACAACTGGCAATGGTATTGCCGCAATCGTCTTTCCATCTGCTACCGAAGGAGTTCCAAGCCCTTCCATCATTATATCCCCACGCTTTTCCTATCCAATGGACACTATTCTCATTGGGTAGAAAGATTCTGTGGGAGTGCGAGCCGCTGATTCCGCTTATCCAGCCGACGCAGATTACACAGTGGATTGAAACTATGTACGACGCCTAGTGTAGCGTTTAACTTTACGCCGTGTGGCTTTCTTATTCACACGCCGTTTTTTGAGTGTTTTGCGCTGTTTATAACGGCGCACACCACCGTATGTTTTGCGTCGCCGAGGGGCTACGGCTACTGCTGCTTCTTCCTTACGTAAATCATCTATAGATTGTATCATAAGTTGTATATCAACTAATTCACGTTCAATTTGTGAAAGTGCTAAATCTACTGCGTCAAGTGCTGTTGTTTTCGCTTGGGTGACAGCTGGTTCAGTAACACCACCTTTTATTAATGTGTCCAATATCTCTAACTCCCTTGTCATATTACTCTTTATATTTTCTATTTCTGCTTTTATGGTTTCTATCTTATTGTAAAAAATTGTAACCAACTCTGAAAATTTAGTAATATTTTTATTATAAATTCTTGTCGATCCTCTCGTATCTAAGCTTTGTGCTTTAATATAATTATCATTTATGGAACGTTTTGAATCGCCGACATCTAATGCTAAATTTATGGCATTTTGTCCCATAGTTGTTATTTGTTTTGCTAATAATACTGCCGCTGATAAAGCTGCTCCTGCTGCAGATGCTTTATCAAATGATTGGTAAATCTCTGTATTTGATGTATCAAATGGTTTATTGCCATATGTAAATCCACCAATTATAATTTCTTGTCTAGCATCGGATGCAAGAGATGTGCCATCTATCCAAGGAAAACTACTTTTTTTTGCTAAATTTGCAAGAATTCGTTTAAATGCCTCAGACCGAATTTTTTTCCCACTATTTGCTCTAGCAATATCTTGGCATATTTTTATATCTTGTGCATTAGCCAGTAAATTAGCATGTGCTTTATTTCTATCAACATGATTATTTAATACATTACAAATTAATTCAACTTTCCGCTTGATATTATTATACTGAATATCTATCCAGTGATTCTTTAAAAATTCATATTTATCAACACCTGCGGGGACATCAATATTGATTGTTTCGATTGCGGCTTTTAACGATTGTGCGCCAAGTGTGCCATGGTCAATACTAGATAATAATCTGTTTAAAAAGATTCTAATATTTGTTCTATTGGGCGTTGATGGATTTTCAGTGTTTATCGGTATATGGATAAATCTCTGGTTTCCTTTACTTATATTACAGTTGGAACAGGATATATCACCCAAATGACTCATAATATTTATTTCAGACTCATTGTATTTATGATGTGAACAAATAATGCGAAAAAAAAGTGCTGTGATGTTTACCGGTAGCGTATGATCATATGACCATTTTGGTTTACCCTCAGGTCCAGTTGGTGAATCAGGCGGTTGTCGTTGACTTAATTTAAATCCGCATAAACTACAACGTGAGTCCCATCCTACATTATTAACAGTTTCTGCTCCGTGTATTTTTATTGCTTGTGTTGTAGGTGTGCATAATTCAAGTCTTACTAAAGTTGTTTCCTTTGTAGATACATTTCCGTATGAGTTAGCAGACCCGTAACTTCTACCTTCGCTAGGAGGCAATGCAGGAAGAGGTTGTTGAGGTTGTTGAGGTTGTGTTGAAGGTGGAGTTCCATTATTAGGAGTTGGCGGTGGAGGAGGCTGCGATAAACCATAGGCGGCATTAATTCTAGGTGAGCCAGGTAATAATTGTTGAGAAACAGGAGATCCTATAATAGATTGAGAACCAAACACGTAAGGCTGTGCAGCAGGTGCTGAATTAGCATGACGACGAGGAGATGCAACGCTAGATAAAATGCCAGATTTATCAAAAATAGATCCATATACAGAGCCATATACAGAGCCTACAATAGAAGTAGCTTGTGCTATTAAATTTGCTTCAGGTTTATTTTCACCATAATCTAGTGGGACTGACTCTTGTTCTAATACCTCTTCTATAATTTCTTTTTCTCGTTCATCAACAGGATTTTCTTGATATAAGTACTTTATATCATCATCGTCAAAAAAGATATTATCTCCTTCTACCTCTTCATCCTGTTCATTTTCGTGCATTTCATTGTCCTCTGATTTTCCTTCTTTTATTGTTTTCAATATTATACGTTTAAGATTTTTTTCTCTTTTATCATTTTTAGAAATTTGAACGAAATCCTCTCTTGATAATGCATTAGTTGTTGGGAAGAATGGCGATATACGCATCAAATTAGCCGTCGCAGATGCTGATCGTAATACATTTGCCTCTAAAGTTTGATTTAATTCTGTTCCTTCAAGTAATGCTTTACGCACAGAGTCTCTTGCATTTATAAACATATTTATAGCAACATTAACAATCTTTGAATTGTCAGAAGAAGTTCCATATATTGATCTCTCTAGATTAAAAATTACCATTATTAATAAATCTATTAAAAATTTTGTCTTTTCGGATGGATTATCTCTTACAATTGCCGCTATATCACTTCCAAAATATCTTTTTATAGCACTTTCGCTACTTTCGCGTACTCCAAATAGTCTTACACCCGCTTCTGCCACAATTTTGCGTAATGCTTCCTTTGCAATTAAATAACCCCCATACGTCTCTGCTAGTTCTAAATAATGTGAATTATTAGATTCTGCCTGTTCATTTGGTGCGTTTGTACCTACTACTGGTACTGCTAATGCCTGTGCAATTGCTAATGGTTCAGCTGCTGATCTTGTCGCTGCTGCTCTTCTTGTCATTCCTAGTCTTACTGCCGATGGTGATCCCACTATTCTTCCTCTTGGGTTTGCTACAAACCCTGGTACTGATGCCGGTCTCCATCTCACCCAGCGCCGCGCCGCCGCCTCCGCCGCCGCATCTTCTCGTGCCCTCTCCCAACGTTCTGCAGCAGCCGCATATGTTCGTGCCTCATCTGCCGCCTTTGCTTCCGCCCTTATCGCCTCCACCTCTGCACGCTGTCTGTTCTCTTGTTCCTGCTGATTGACAGGTGCTGCTGCTGCTACTGGTAAGTCTAATGCATTATAGTTTTCTTTAGTCCATTGATTCCATTTTCCTCTTTTTATACTTGGTGGATTTGCTGGTCGATTATTTAAATTATTATTACTCATCGCACACTCCTTACATTCCCCCACGAAAAAAATGAGCACCCATTACACCCAAACCAATCCGCAAATGCCCATGTATGAACTAGAGTATATTGGTGCGTCCTGGTGCGCCCCCTGTAAGGTCGTCAAGCCAAAAGTTCTAATGCAGGCGGCAAAGTACTCCATTCCCATTAAGACCTACGATATTGACGAAGATGTAGAGAAGATTGACGTAGACGCTGTGAAGAAGCTACCGACGCTTCGGGTACTACAAGATAACAAAGTAGTTGCGGAATTCATCACCAAGCATAACGACCAACTCGAGGAATTCCTGTCGAAGAACATCAAGCCGGCAACAACTGATACGGATTTCTAAGCCTGCGGTCAGACCCCAAGAAAACCTTCAGCCCCCTAAGTAATGGGCGCCGCTCAATCAACCGTAGACCCACGGCATATTCGTATATGGCAGAATCTGAGTTCTCTAGATTCCGTCCCAGCCCGGATACAGATGATTGAGACATTGTTTGAAGGACAGGAGTACATAAATTCGGCAAAGCGTATGGGATTGTACGCCGCACTTCTTGGATGGGTAGCGGCACAGCGGCGAGGTGAATTCTATCCTTGGCCGCAGCTACAACAAGTACAAGCCCCACCCCCCGCTAGACAAATTCCCACGCAGCCACAACACGCTACACCGGTCATGCGCATCAATGACTCCCCGCCAAATACAACCACGTTGGCAAAAGCCCCGCCGCCACGACGAGCAATGGACTACTTACATGAAGCGTATCAACTGCTCGGCATTGACGATTCCAAGCCTCTAACACACGAAGCGCTCAAGTCCGCATATAAGCGTGCTGCGGTAAAGACCCATCCTGATAAGGGCGGATCGCCTGAGCTTTTTGACGCGGTTACCCGTGCCTTTCTCTACATTCAAGAAATCCTGGAGAAACTTATACCAAAGACCGGTAAGGACGGTAAGGATGTGCGTTTTTCAGTCTCGGTCACCCCTGAGGAAGCAATGAAGGCGCGAGGTATTATTCATCAGACGGCACCGGCGGACAAAAATGCGATGAAGTTGGAAGATGCACCGCCGGTTGCCCTTAACCCTAAGAAACTTGATATGAATGTATTCAATAAGTTGTTTGAGGAGAATAAGCTACCTGATCCTGATAAGGATGATGGCTATGGAGATTGGCTCAAGGATCAGGATAACTCAAGAGGAACCCAGGCGGCAATGAAGGGTAAGTACAATGCCGATGTATTCAATCGTACATTTGAGGAGGAGGCAAAGCGCTCAGCAGCAGCACCGCAAAATCAACTTTCCAAATACAAACCACCGTCAGAAATGATTTTGGCACCTGGTTTTGGCACGGAGTTGGGAGCGGGACGACCTGAGCAATACACAAAGACAAATACGGCAATTACAGGTAACGCGGGCGGCATTGGTTATACAGATCTCAAATACGCCTATAGTGAGGGGTCTACGTTTAGCCAAGATATTGCGGGTGTGAGCCTAGATGGACGTCCGAAAACAATGGCGGAGGCGGAGCGGGCGTATAAGTCGGCACCTGGCGCAATGTCAGAAGAGGAAGCACGTGCGGTAAGTGTCTTCCAGCAAGCAAGGGAAGCGGCGGAACTACAACGGCAGCAACGATTGGCATCACGGGATGTTGACCATTCTACAGCACACGCACGACTCAAGCAACGGTTGATGATTGCTGAGCGTTAAACACAAAAACTATTAATTCTTGAATAATATAGGATGTCGAACAATAAACCGGCAAGTGCACCAGAGAAAAAATCTGCGCCCGCACCTGCTCCAGAAAACAAGCCTGTTCCGATTTTAAACATTAATGCTTTGTTACCATCGGTTGATATTCAATGTAATGTTCCAACCACAGACGTAAGTAGTGATGTTATAGGTGCAGCTATAATAAGACTTTTAAAGGCTGGAAATATGAATCCAACGTCTGAAGATATATCAAATACAATTGTAGCAATATTGAATAATAATTAGAAAAAACGGTTGTTATTATAAGATGGAGCAGTTTGATTCTGCTATATTTTTTGACAACGATCAAGGTTACCTTGACGATGTCAAATCAAAATGCCCTGGTGTTACACGTATAAAGGTGAGCGAAACCCGACCTTTGCGAAAAAGCTCGTTGAATAGTGGTCCGTTAAAAGACTTGATGGATTCACTACATAGTGAATCGACTAATAATTCATACAATAAACTACAAAATTCGTATGTAACATTTTTAAGAGATTATAAAAATTGGGTGCCGTCTTACTATCCCGAATCCGGTATACAAAGTGGTGACATTCAAAAATATGATAAATGGGCGTCAACAACAAATGGCAAGCGTATATTATTATTAGATTGGGATTTAACACTTAGTATGTTTGACGGATTAGAACTTCCTTCAGACGGTGGACAAGAGAATAACTTATTTAGTCGTCTTTTAATTAAGCCCAAAGATATTGCTATTTTTTATCTCGGTGGTCACGAACGTTTTCGTATGATTACTGAATGGTTAAAGACTGTAGTCAAGAGCGGAGTTTATATTGCAGTGTTGACCAATAATACTGGCGCGAAGGGTGCTCTTTTTAAACAGATTGTGGCAGAAATTATACCCAAAGGGTCGTATGAAATTATTGCGTCATCATTTTCGCCCTACAATGGTGATAAAGGAGAAGCGTTAGCAAGTGATCCACGGTTTGGACGTCTTTGTGTTCAAATGGGGGGCAAACGGAAACGGCAGACGCGGCGCGTTCGTAAATTTCGTAAATACAAAAAAATATATAAGATAGAATGAACGCCAGTAGCTATCTTCGCTCACGAAAGGCAATGGTAAATTCCTTTCGTGATCATTACGGCGGATCCCGTCCTTTTTCTCCTCACGAATTTGCTGCAGAGAATCATCTTTTAGCTGAGAAAGCTAAATCAGAGGCGCGTGAAGCGGCTGAGGCGGCGGCGCGCGCGCGAGAAGTAGAAGAGAAAGCACGAGTCGAGGCGGAAATTAAAGAAGCGGCAGAGCAAAAGGAACAGGCAGAGGCGGAGGTAGCAATGCGTGCTGCAGCAGAGGCGGAGGCGAAGGCATTAGTAGAATCTCAAGAGGCGGCAGACGCCGAGGCGGCTTTGAAGGCAGCAGAAATGGCTGAGTTAGCTGCTGCAGCGGCAAATGATGTGGAGGCTTTAGTAAAGGCGCACGCGGAGGCATTAGCTGCGGCTCAAGTGGCAGCCAAAGAGAAGGCGGAGGCTGATGCGGCGGTTGCTGCGGCGGTGGCGGCGGAAATGAAGGCATCTGTAGAAGTCAGAGAAGCGGTGGAAGCCGGTGCGGCTTCTGATGCGGCAGACAAAGC